ACACAATCCGCTGGCGCAACACCACACAAAACAAATAACAAAAAACCACACGACCCGATGAATATAGCAGAACAGATCAAAAGCTTTGAAGCGAAGCGTGCGGCGCTGGCGGCTTCCCTCGCTGACATTATGTCGAAGGCTGCCGAAGACGGCCGGACCCTGGACAGTGAAGAAGAAGAGGGCTACGACAACACCTCCGCTGAAATTAAATCCGTGGATGCGCACCTGAAACGCCTGCGCGACATGGAATCCAGCATGGCCCAGACAGCCAAACCAGTCAGCAAAGCCGCCAGTGGTGATATTAATGTGGTGACGACCAGCGCTCCGGGCATCATCCGCGTTGAGCAGAAGCTGGAAAAAGGTATCGCTTTCGCCCGCTTCGCTAAAGCGCTGGCCGCTGCGAACGGCAGCCGCTCCGAGGCGCTGGAAATCGCCCGTAAACAGTACCCGGATGATTCGAAACTGCATCACGTCCTCAAAGCAGCCGTCGGCGCAGGCACAACCACCGATCCAACCTGGGCTGGCTCGCTGGTTGAATATCAGGAATATGCTCAGGACTTCGTTGAGTTCCTGCGTCCGCAGACAATTATTGGCCGCTTCGGACAGGGTAATATCCCGGCGCTGCGCCGGGTGCCATTTAATATCCGCATTCCGGCGCAGACTTCCGGCGGTTCAGCCAACTGGGTAGGTCAGGGTAAGGCGAAGCCGCTGACGAAATTTGATTTCGAATCGATCACCTTCAGCTTTGCGAAAGTGGCCGCCATCGCGGTGCTGACCGACGAACTGATCCGTTTTTCTAACCCGGCGGCAGACGCGCTGGTGCGTAACGCGCTGGCTGAAGCTGTTATTGCGCGTCTCGATACTGACTTCATCAATCCAGCAAAGGCAGAAGTCGCAAACGTCTCTCCAGCCTCAGTAACTAACGGTATTTCAGCCATTCCTTCTACCGGCGATCCGGATGCAGACGTAGAATCCGCATTCGCTCAGTTTGTCGCGGCGAACCTGCAGCCAACTGGCGGGGTTTGGATTATGTCCAGCACTAACGCGCTAGCGCTGTCCATGAAGAAAAACGCGCTGGGGCAGAAGATGTACCCGGAAATGACACTGCTGGGCGGCACTTACCAGGGACTTCCGGCGATTGTTTCCCAGTACGCTGGTACCAACCTTACGCTCCTCAACGCGCCTGATATTTATCTGGCTGACGACGGTGGCGTGGCGGTGGATATGTCCCGCGAAGCGTCGCTTGAAATGGAAAGCGCACCGAGCGGGGACAGCGTAACGCCGACGGGTACCGAACTGGTTTCCATGTTCCAGACCAACAGCGTGGCTATTCGCGCCGAGCGCTGGATCAACTGGAAGCGCCGCCGTACCGCTGCCGTTGCGGTAATTTCCGGCGTGAACTACGGCACCACCCAGACCAGCTAATCAACTCCGGAGGGCGGGGGAAACCCCGCCATATTGCATGGCAAAAATCAGATATCTGCAACGCACGCATGACTCCATGCCCGGTGATAAAAAAACCGTGGATGACCAGTGCGCAAGGGTGCTGGTACTCCTGAGTAAAGCTGAGTACACCGGCGCGAGACGGGCTGGTGGCGGGAAAAAGAAAAATAACGCGGGTGAAGGCTGATGTGGAATCCTTTAAGGCGAAAAGCAAAGGCGCTGCAACAACCCGCCAGCCAGGGAGCGTGGACCTCACTGTTAAGTTTTGTCCGTGAACCCTTTGCCGGTGCATGGCAGCGTAACCTCGAAATTAATCACAACACCGTGCTTTCCTTCCACGCTGTGTTCTCCTGCATGTCCCTTATTGCCAGTGATATTGCCAAGATGCCGCTTCGAATGATGCGCCGTGACTCAAACGGTATCTGGAAAGAAAGCAGTAGCGGTAAAGCCGCAGCGATTTACAGACGGCCCAATGCATTCCAGAACCGCATTCAGTTTTTTGAATGCTGGCTTAACTCGAAGCTTTGCCACGGTAACACTGTCGCCCTAAAGATCCGTAATACCCGCGGCGAAATCACAGAGCTTCGCATTCTGGACTGGAACAAAGTGACACCACTGGTGGCGGACGACGGTTCCGTTTTTTACCAGATTAACCCTGACAACTTGTCGGGCGTGGAATCATCCGTAACCGTTCCGGCACGTGAAGTTATTCATGACCGTTTCAACTGTCTGTTTCATCCGCTTGTAGGACTTTCACCCATCTACGCTGCCGGGCTGGCTGCGATGCAGGGCCATCATATTCAGCAAAACTCAGCTTTCTTCTTCCGCAACGGTAGTAAGCCGAGCGGTGTGATCGAGGTGCCTGGCAACATCACCGAGGAGAACGCGCGCGTCCTTAAAGCGAACTGGGATACGGGCTACACAGGTGAGAATGCAGGTAAAACAGGCCTGCTGAGCAATGGTGCCAAGTACAATCCGGTATCTATGTCTGCTGATGATGCAAAGGTTGTTGAGCAGCTTCAGATGTCAGCCAAAATCGTTTGCTCGGCATTTCATGTCCCGGCATACAAAGCCGGAATTGGTGAGCTTCCCTCTTACGACAACATCGAGGCACTGGAGCAGCAGTATTACTCACAGTGCCTGCAGACGCTGATTGAGTCGATCGAGTTGCTGCTGGATGAAGCGTTTGAACTGGAAGGCGATACCGGTACCGAGTTTGATGTGAGCGCGCTTCTGCGTATGGACAGCGAACGCCGGATCAAAACGCTGGGGGAAGGTGTAAAGAACACCATCCTTACACCGAATGAGGCGCGACGCAGTGAGAACCTGCCCCCGGTCACTGGCGGCGATGAGCTGTACCTGCAACAGCAGAACTTTAGTCTGGGCGCACTGGCGCGCCGTGATGCCTCAGACGATCCCTTTGGTAAATCCAGCCAGTCATCGCCCCCATCAACAGCCAGTGATGAAGGTAAGGCGCTTTCTGATGCAGAGCAGTCAGCGGCCAAAGCCATGATCAGAGGATTACTTATCAAATGAACGAACGCGAATTATCCCTGATAAAGGTACTGGGTGAGGAATTTGGTCAGGTGCTCACTGAAATTCGTGAGGGATTCAGCAGACGCCTTCAGGCGCAAAGCGAGTCCTTTGAAAAGAAGCTGAGCCAGCTTGCCGAAGCCATCGCCAAAATAAAAGACAGTCCATCGCCTGACTTTTCCGCCATGGTGGCAGCAGCTGTAGCGGATCTTCCCACACCAGAATTACCTCAGTTGCCAGACATTGCCTCTTTGGTAAGGGAAGCGGTCGCCGCTGTCCCGCCTCCACAGGACGGCAAAAGTCTGACTCCAGACGACGTTCAGCCGATGCTCCAGGAGATGGTCGATAAAGCGTTCAGTGCTATACCGACACCAAAAGACGGTAAAGATTATGATCCGGCGTTGCTGAAGCAGGCGGTGGATGAGGCGGTGAGTAATGCGTTCCGTTCTATCCCTGTTCCGCAGGACGGCAAAAGTCTGACGCCAGACGACGTTCAGCCGATGCTCCAGGAGATGGTCGATAAAGCGTTCAGTGCTATACCGACGCCAAAAGACGGTAAAGATTATGATCCGGCGTTGCTGAAGCAGGCGGTGGATGAGGCGGTGAGTGATGCGTTCCGTTCTATACCTGTTCCGCAGGACGGCAAAAGCGTTACTGCCGAAGACGTGCAGCCGATGCTGCAGGAGATGGTTGATAAAGCGTTCAGCACTATACCGACACCTAAAGACGGCAAAGATTATGATCCGGCGTTGCTGAAGCAGGCAGTTGATGAGGCGATAAGTGATGCGGTCCGTTCTATCCCTGTTCCGCAGGATGGCAAAAGTATTACTGTCGAAGATGTGAAGCCGGTGCTGGAGGACATGGTTAGTATCGCATTCAGTTCTGTCCCGATACCTCGGGACGGCAAAGACTATGACCCACTCGTTCTCAAACAGGCAGTAGATGACGCCGTGAGCGAAGCAGTATCTGCCCTCCCTATACCGCAAGATGGCAAAAGCGTTACTGCCGAAGATGTGAAGCCGATGCTGGAGGAACTCGTTGCTGCGGCAGTGCCGGTTTTACCTGATGTAAAAGCGCTCTTAGGCGAGGCTGTCGCTGCTATCCCTCCGGCAGAACCCGGCAGGGACGGGGAAGATGGCCGCGACGCGCTGGCGCTCGAAATCCTCCCATCCATTGACGAAGGGAAAAGTTACCCGCGCGGTTCTTATGCAACGCATAAAGGCGGCCTCTGGCGAGCCTACGAGAAAACGCACGGCTTGCGCGGCTGGGAATGTGTAGTTGATGGCGTGGCAGGCGTGGAAATTGAACGCTCCGATCAGCGTTGTTTCACCTTAACGGTTAACCGGTCAAGCGGAAGCAGCGAAACCAAAACGTTTGATGTGCCGGTCATGATTTATAAGGGCGTGTTCAAATCCGGCCAGGAGTACAGGCCTGGCGATACGGTAACGTGGGGCGGTTCGCTCTGGCACTGCGACGAACAGACCCAGGACAAGCCTGGCGAAACTGGTTCAAAAGGCTGGACGCTCGCGACCAAGCGCGGTCGGGATGGGAGGGATAAAACGTGA